CACGTGCAGGCCTGGACAGCCTGCACGTATCTCGAGTAGTTTCTCCGTTAGCGCGGAGACCGCTTGAGTTAATTTTCTAACTTAAACAAGAAAATGCCGCTCAACTTGATGGGCGTCATTTTGTTGTCAGTGAACAGAGTTCAGCCAACTCTATGTATCGCATCATTTAATGCTCTGACTTTCGGGTCATCAGATGCCTTTTCTTGGTTATTTGATAAGTATGCTATAGATTTGCGATGTATTGTATCACAAGAGCGCTATAGATTTGCGCTGTATTGTTGACGTCACATGTGGCGGTACCATGGTTGAACCCTGCCGCTCATGTGTATTCAGCACGTCACGTACGTCTCGCCTGACTGCTTATTTTAATGATATAGTTTGCAAATTGTCTTTTCAGAAGGTAATTATCAGTTCCTTGTCCAAAATTCTGATTAACCTTAGGAGATTATATATCTCCGCACACTAGCTTTACTAGGTCGAGCTATTTCTCCCCTTCATAGGAGGAAAGGACATCTAGACTTTAAGCTCTTTGGTCCTGAGCTATTTCCCGATGGGCATACACAGATGTCCACAGTAACAACTCGTAAAAGAAATAAAAATATTTTGAAAACGGACCATTACCCTTACCCTTGTAACAAAGGAACTCCCCTTCTCAAATTTAGAAATCCCATAAAAATCTTTAAAACAGAAATGTAAACAAGATCCACCTTTGTTGCAGAGAACCATATGCTTGTGAGGAAATACACTGAATATAAATCCCTAAACGCTGGGTTTCACTGTATGAGTTTCCTAACCTACACAGTCGAGAGATTGTGGGCTCAATTGAGTTTGGTTCTAGACCTAAGCGCCCCTCTTACTAGATATAGTTTGCACTTGAGGAAATGCGATATGGGAAAGCGTGCACTTACCCCTGCGAAGGAAGGGTGCATGTGTTGGAAACAGATGTGTAGAGGTTCATAACCACTCACATGCCATACGTACTGATCACGGTAAGAGTCCGAGAGCTAGGGTTTCCCCCTGAAAGTGGGATATCCCGACACCAGGAGAAATAATAGGTGATAATGTGAAAGCGATGGAAAAACAGAAGAATCCACTGCGCACACAGCCGAAAGGCAAAAGCGGAGCTGCTTGGCAGCGCGATAGTTCCAGCAGGTATAAGATTGCCTGCCCAGCGAAGAAGGAAGCCGCTCAGCGGCTGGCCGATCGGAGTATGAAAGGACTCAATCGTCAATCTTTACGGGATTTGAAGGATAGAGTTCTTGAGTGCCAAGCCTTTTCTGATTATGTCGGATTGAAGGCTTTTCCCAATATAACCACACTTTTGGAAGAATTGAGTGGTAAATTGGGAGTCACAGGTAAGAAATTAGAAATATGTGAGTCAGTTCTCATTTTTGTGTGGGATTTGGCTTCCAATAGGACTTATTCAGATTTTATGCGAGCACTCATCACACTTTACAAAGCTTTGTCTGGTGAATCATTTCTTAAAATGGTTGCAGATAAGCTAAATAGTTTTGTGAGATGGGTGTTAGCCAAATTCTTACCTATGCAGGCACTAGAAGAGGTTGTTGATGACGCCACCTCGAAATTTTGTACCTTTACGAATCTAATGGCGTCACAATTTTGGAGTGCAATTGTAGAAATCACATCATATGCTTGTGCTATGGCTCTTAAGATATTTCCTGAGAGTGTATCAGTACAACGTTGGTCAGAATTTTATAGTAAGGCACCTACTGACGAAACACCACTTGCTGATTTATTTGGTAAGATCTTGTTTCTTTTGAAGCGAGGTTGTGCTTTCGCTAGGACGGGTTCCATTCACTCTATTATACATGATTCGGATGGGTATGAGAAATGGGTCACAGAGTATCATTCTTTAGTTGACGACTTTCAGGAGCGAAACGCTCCTGGAGGCTGTGAGAAAGACCCAGAACTCACCATAAGGCTTGAAAAATTTTTGGCTCAAGGAAGAGAAATACTTTCTGTTGGTGTAACTAATAAACACATCAAATCCTACATTTCCAGTTATGTGCATAATGCGAAATTAATGCATATTGCAATGATTGTGAATGGGGTGAGACAGGAGTCGAGAGAGGCTCCTTTTAGTTTGTTGATCTTCTCAAAACCCAACGTAGGAAAGAGTATTATTACACAGTATGTTGCACATTTGTGCTCCCAAGTTAGAGGCTTTCCTATGGGGCCTCAAGCCTTATTCACAAAGCAGCCAGGGAAATATTGGACTGGCGCAAATTCTGATGTAAAAGTTATCATACTAGATGACATTGCAGCAGAACATGAAAAGACTCTCAATCAAGGTGAGTCTACCGTATCAGACGTCATTGCATTAGCAAATAATGTGCCAATGATTCCTGATATGGCTGCTTTGGAGGACAAGGGCAAAGTCATTCTTCGTCCTGACATGATTATAGGTACCACGAATAGTGTGCATCTTAATGCGCGTGAAGCTGTTAGTTGTCCATATGCGGTGAATAGACGTTTCCCGTATATCATCGTGGTTGAACCCAAGTCAGAGTGTCAGAACGATGAGGGCTGTCTCGATCCTAGTAAACTCGAAGAAGTGCGAGTAGGGGATCATTTTGATGCTTGGAATTTTATTGTTTACAAGCCAGTGCCCTCTGGTGACAAAATTCCTATCACTAGTCCACAATTTAATGTGGCAACCTTGAGTAGAGAACTCCAAAAGAGTACTACCTTCAAAGAAATGTTTCGAACATCCAATATACACGAATTACTACGTGATTTGAGTCAGAAAATAAAGAAACATTTTGAAGTTCAACAGACGGTTGGTAGGACTATCCGGGAATTAAATAATGTTCGTCTTTGTACAGAATGTTGTTTCTCGGAATGCAAGTGTGATATACTGAAGGAAAAGAATAAGCCAATGCAGGCTTTAGAGGACGATGTCAAAGATGTTAATTTTTGGCACGATATCATGAAGAGGAAAACATTGTTTTGGCCCATATATAAGTGGGTTGAGTATTGTCTTTCTCCATTGTTCCCTAGCGAACTCTCCTTTTTCTCCTACTTCCTTTGGTTCCTCTTGCTTAGAGTGTGTTCTCTAGGTGTTTATTTTACAATATATGTCGGTGGACTTATTTTTCTTTGCCGTAGTCAGTTAGCATCATTGGCGCTCAATTGGATCTGGAATTTAGAGGTTATGCGAAATTTCCAATACTGGATCATGCGCCAGATCGGAGCAGCTGCAGCAAAGAGAATCCATGGGACTATGTCTGATGTTATTGGAGCATTGGGTGGGGCCTTGTTGGCTCTATCTGCTGTTATTACCATCTACACCGTTTATCAGCAAAACAACAGTCCCCCAGTTGTAGATGTAGCACCACCTGTACCTGAAAAGAGGGATGATGGCGATTCTTCAGATGATTTGCCTCCAACACCACCTCCCACACCTTTGGAAGACGATGTTGATGATTTCCTTGATGAGCAGGCAGTAGATGAGGTTCAAGCCAGCAATTTTTACTTTAAACCTGCAGTGACAACTGCATCAGATCTTGGCGATGAAACCTTATCAAATGTGACATCACATCGGGCTTCAGTAGAGAAAATCAAGAAAAACCTGGTTTTTGTTGAAGCCCACATATATGTGCATGGTGACCCAACAAAATTCAAAAGATCGCGTTATGTGGGATATTTTCTCACTGGACAAGTCTTGTGTGTCCCAGCACATCCAGGTATTCCTTATGAGATGATAATATCGTCGTTTGATGGAACCCCGACGCGAACAGTGCAGATATCCAATAGGAGTCTTTACCGTCGCTCTGACTGTGATGTCATATTGGTGAGCATACCTGAGTACAATCAAAGGAGAAGTATTTTGGGGCTGATCCCGAAAACTCCTGTGACTGATATCAAGTGTGAGACAGTAGTAATTCGTGTAAATCGCGAAAAGATGGAACTTGAAGAAGACACTAGTAAGTCGTGCTTTTATGAAGAAGTACGTTTGCCATTTAGGCAGGATAAGAGAGTTCCGTGCATGTTCACTTTTGCTCGCCCCACTGTTGATGGTGATTGTGGTTCCCCATATATTGCCCTATCACCTAGTGGACCTATTTTCCTTGGTCCTCATATTACAGTTATACCCACTACAGGAGATACTATGATCCCTGGATGCAGATTGCACTGCTTAAAGGATTATGAAAATCTTCTGGCAAGGTTCTCGTCGAGTCAGCAAGCTAGTAGTGCGTTAAACGTTGCATTGTGTCACCCTATGGAGATCGGAAAGCCCTATGCAAAATCCGCCTTATATGAGGTGGGTTTTGATATTTTAGGGTCTGTTGTGGGTGGTAAGCGTGCCAAAGGGAAGTCTAAGGTACGAGAGCTGCCCATAGCCCCTGCCGTGTATGAACGTACTGATGTTCGACATGCAGGTCCAAGGTTACATGAGAGAGCAGTGGCTTTGAAGGCTGTAGCGCCCTTGGCCCACGTTCAAACCAAGGAAGATCTTGGAAACCTATATAGAGCAGTTGACGACTATATCAATCAAATAATGGAAGCTCCTGAGTATACTTACGAGCTTATTGGTAGAGTTACATGTCATCAGGCTATTAATGGGATTCCTGGGGAAAAATTCTGTGAGAGGTTAAATATGAATACCTCTGCGGGCGTCCCTCATTTTAAAGGTAAGAAGACACACTTTGTACAAGATGAAAATGAGGATTGGCATATGGACGCGAACATAAAACGAGAATATGATGAAATCGTCCGACGCCTGAAATCGGGTGAAAAGGCATGTTGTCTTTTCAATGTTGCACTAAAAGATGAGGCACTTCCTGCAGCTAAGGTTGAAGCAGGAAAATGTCGAGCTTTTATGGGCTGTCCCGTAGCTTTTGCTGTTCTTGTGAAAGAACTCACTATGAAAATTTTGGCTTGGTTGCATACCAATCGAAATTTGAGTGAGATTTATGCAGGAACGGCCGTGCAATCTCTGGATTGGGAACGGTTGTATAAGCACGTTACTCGCTTTGGTAAAGACCGAATGATTGCTGGAGATTTTAGATCTTTTGATACGAAAGCAGTGTCAGCGCGACGTTTGGAAGTTGCGTATTCTGTTATCTACCAGCTAGCTGTCAGAGCAGGTTTCTCGCAGGCCGACCTTTTCCTCCTGGAGGCTGTGAAATTTGATATGTTTTACTCCATGGCTTATGTCAATGGAGATATTGTAGAATTCACAGGTAAACAGTCTTCAGGAAATGTCTTGACAGTCGACATGAATGGTATTGTCAATTCCCTACTTATGCGTCAAGCATTTTATGCTTTAGGTGGGGAAGATTTTAGAGATGCAAGATTCAGTGACTATGTGGTTTTAGCCACGTATGGTGATGATAATATCATGGGAGTTAGTCCTGAATGTGATTGGTTTAATCACACCTCAATTAGTCAATATCTCGCTTCATTGGATATAGAGTACACAATGGCGGATAAGGATGCAGAGTCTGTGCCCTTCATTCACATTGATGACGTTACTTTTCTGAAGCGTTCTTTCCGATATGATCCTGACGTTGGGGCCATTGTGGCTCCTCTAGCGTGGGATTCGTTGTGGAAAATGACAAGTTGTGGTCTTCCATCTCGCGCTCTCGACGCGAATAACCTTAGTGTTCGAAACTTGGACACTATGGTACGAGAAGCATTCTTCCACGGGAAAGAAATTCATGCTCGCGAGAGATCGTGGGCGCTTAAGGTTGTTAGAGAGTATGAGCTCGAACAATGTCTGGAAAAATCATCTTTCCCCTCATATGATGAACTTAAAAGTTCATTCTGGAAGAATTCCCGAGAGGATTCCGAATTAGCGTATTTGGATGAGTATCCCCTTCAAGCACAGAATGATTATGTTTGCGCTGTTTGTCGGCACGAAGATTGTTTGTACCAGTGCCCAGATAGGGTTATTTGTCCACGATGTATGCGATGTAGGGATCCCGATATCATGTCTGATGACATGTTTCTCGGTTGCTTCTATTGTGAGACTGAAAAGGAACTTTTGTGTGATTCATGTCGCTCACCATGGGTTATTCACACAATAAGGGTGACGGATTATTACAATCTGTTCTTGTGTGCAGATTGTTGTCAATCCCAGCCCCGGCATTCTGGGTAAAGTGTCGCAACGAAAGCAATGCCCCCTACCTCTTTGATCGTCCTTCATGGTGGGAACCGTGTTGGAATGCATTGAGGGTGGAGAGAAAACTTCTTTAGGTTAGTATCGATATCCAATTTTGTGCGTGGAAAGCTTGAGCTGGCTGACCACATTTTGCACTTACTTAGCTTGCGAACCAAAAGAATAATCTAGCGTTCAATCTGCTTAAGATTGACAGAGAGAGGTGGTATCCTCTCCAAGCTGACACTGAGCTTGTGGATAAAGACAGTGGGGAAGGCGTAAAGGTTCAACAGGAAACTGTCCGGTTTCATGACAATCAAAAATCTTATTCATACAAGATTCCGACTGCACCTGATACCATTGCTGAGGATTCTGCTATTGACGCAGCATCTCTCGGTGAGTTTTTGAGCCGTCCCGTTAAGATTGGAACAGTCACCTGGAGTGAATCTAGTGCGGCTGGTTTAGCAACATCCATATACCCTTGGTCTGCATTCTTCAATGATGCACGCATCAAATATAAGCTTAATAATTGGGCTTTCATTCGATGCAATTTAAAGATCAAGGTGTTGGTTAATGCTTCCCCATTTTATTATGGAGCAGCAATGTTGTCATACCAGCCACTGCAGAATTACCGTAGTTCCACCATTTACAATGATGGGACCAACAGGAATTTCATTCTGTACTCACAAAGACCTAGAGCTCTCATTTATCCTTCACTAAACGAAGGTGTTGAGATGACACTGCCATTTCTTTGGCCCTACCAGTATTTGCATGCCTCCTTGGCTCAGGATTTTACTGACATGGGTGTTCTGGATTTGAATTATCTAACTCAATTACAGAGCGCAAATGGTGCAACTGGTGCTGGCATTACGTTACAGTTTTATGCCTGGGCAGAAGATGTGGTGGTGACAGGGCCCACTGTTGGGCTTGCTTTACAGTCACAGGACGAATATGTTCCTAATGGCACTATATCTGGGCCTGCTTCAGCTATAGCTGGAGTGGCGTCCAAATTGGAGACCTTACCGGTTATTGGGAGATTCGCTAGAGCTACCAGTATTGGAGCTTCAGCTGTTTCTTCCATTGCCAAATTGTTTGGTTTCACTGATGTGCCACAGATCGGGGATGTCCAGGCTTTTCAGCCTAAGGGCGTCCCCATGTTAGCTTCAACGGAGGTTGGTTTTCCAGTAGAGAAGTTGACAGTGGATGCAAAGAATGAACTTTCCATAGATCCGTCCATCGTTGGACATTCCAACCAAGATGAGTTAGTGATTTCCTCCATAGTAGGAAAAGAAAGTTATCTTGCACAATTTGCTTGGGATACGACTCAAGGGGCTGATACACTTTTGTGGAATCAAGCTATTTCCCCGAGCACGTTTTACATGGCGAGTACCTCCGTTCAGAACGCCTTGTACATGACCCCCCTAGCGTTCGCATCAACCATGTTCAAATACTGGCGTGGGGATGTGATTTTACGCTTTCGTGTTGTTTGTTCTCAATACCACAAAGGCCGAATGAGGATTAGTTACGATCCGGACGGCTATGCAGCTGAGAACATTGCCTCCGATGCGACATCTAGTACGGTTGTTTTCAACGAAATCGTTGATATTTCATCAAACACTGATGTTGAGGTTCGGATTCCATTCTCCCAGTATTTGGCTTGGTGTCAGACGGATATTGCTTCCTATATGACGCCTGCCAATTCTGGGATGGGTGCTGTGTCCACCTTCTTTCATCGAAGAGGTTATACGAATGGCAGTCTAGTGGTGCGAGTTAGCACTGCTTTGACTGCCCCCGTTACCACATCAACAATTTCCGTCCTCATCTTTGTTAGAGGTGCTGAGAACTTAGAGTTTGCAGCTCCATCACTTGATGGATCTGACAGGCTCTCAGTTTTTCCATTGCAATCTGACGATGAAATTGTTCAACGGGGGGAAGAGGGACAGGATCACGTAGTGGTAGGTGCTCCTGTGTCCCCAACGGACCACTTGTATCTCACATATATGGGTGAAGCTGTCCGTAGTTTTCGAACACTTATGCGACGAAAGTGTTTGATTAATATCTTGTCACCGCGGGGATCCTCTGGGGATTACTGCGTGGTATACAACAGGTTGTACCGAATGCCTTTCATGTTTGGGTATGACCCAACAGGCGTCGAGACGGCCAAAGGTTTGATTGCCACAACTACTGACGAGAAATTCAATTGGTCGCAGAACAACTATCTCAGTTACATTAACCAATGTTTCTTAGGACACAGAGGAAGTGTCAACTGGGTTGTTGTTCCAGTTGCTGGAACTGGAGGAAATGTCCCCCAGTACATGCGTGTTTACAGGAAACCTACTGCTACCTCAATGGGTCAAGCCTATGTTAGTACAGGTGCTCCTACAAACTATGGTCAATATTGGTTTACAAATTCTGACAATGGGTCAGCAGGGCAGGTTGTTGGTACGCGTTTTAACAACGCTATTAGCTTCCAAATGCCTTACTACTCTAATCGGAAATTCGCTACCAATGATCCACAATCGTTCACAGATGTGACAGACGATAACCATGAAAATGATTCACAGTTTGTCATTGAAAATATCTTTAGTTCAACGAATGGAACGAAATATGATGGATCACGACTACACGTGTATGCTGCTGCAGGGACAGATTTTACTAGCATTTTCTTTTTGAATGTGCCGACATTTTATGTCCTTACCTCGATACCAGCACCATAGCGCGGTCGTTCCGCGCCCGACAAGCACTCTTGCGATGTTTCGGAAGGTCCTTAAATGGATTAGCCCTAGGTTAAGAAGATGATTTTACTGAGTTTTCCTCCTGCATCGCAGGAGGTTTTTCAAGGAAATGGGCGAAACTTTAAGATTTTCCGCCTAACCGATACACCGGTTGGGTGCTTTTGCA